AAATTCTTCAAAATCTGCATTAGCTATAAGTAAAGGTGAACCAGTAAATTGTGCGCCACTAGCACCTACTCTTGCTCTTTGTGCAGACATTAATTTTGCTTGTTCTTTTAATTTTTTTTGTTTTTCGTATTGAAATGACAATTCATTTTCATATTTATTCCAAGCCGCATTAGCTTTAATTTGTTTCATTTGTTGTCTTTGACCCATAATGGTAACGGCTGTACTAGCCGCCATTAAAAAAGGTACTATTTGAAATGCCATATTTTACTCCTTAATCACTTGTTACTAATGTTCCTGTTATACCTAAAATAGTCATAGGTAAGGGTTGTTCTTGTTTTATTATAATTTGACCATCCCTATCCCATCCTAAATTAATTACTCTTTTATCTCCAGTAAATTCTTCAATATTTTGACCCATTGGGGTAGATGATGTTCTAAATGGTAATTGATCTCCATTTATATTTACACCAACAGTTTTGTATAATCTTACCATAACTTCATTATATCTTTTTTTTCTTCCTTGTGCAGTACCAGCAGATGCACCAGCTTCTACTCTTAATGTTTTAATTTGAGAAATATAACCAAGACCAATTTCTATAGATTTATAACCTGTATTTGCTGGTAAACTAATAGTAATTGATCCACTTGTTACAGTTTGATTTGGATATACAGCATCACCAATAAGTATTTGCACTTCTTCACCTTCTAAATGATCTAAGCCTGTTATTGTAGAACTACTTGCATTTACTGTTGTAGATAATGCACTATCCATGTTTAATTTTTTATCTAAATATTCTATGTATTTAACAATGTTACCATTTATTTTTCTTTCTACAATAATCCATACTTGATTTTCTAATTCTTCTGAAATAGTTGCAATAGATTTAACTTTAGATTGGCCTTCAATAGTATGTGATGATCCTACACCTGTTGAAATTTGTAATACAGTTCTATCAATTGCTTGATCGTATGTTTGTGCAAATTCAAAATTATTAGCATCTATTTTTATAATATAATAATATTCATTATCTTGTAATCCGTTAATTTTAGTTCCGCCATTTGCTTTGTATAAAACTTTTTCACCTGTTTCAAAACCATGATTAGTTATTGTAACATAACCATTAAAATTAGGATCAGTTGTTTTAGAAGTTACATCTGTTGCCGCATCAAAAGTTTGTTTAAATGAACCTCCAATAATATGTCTATGCCAAGCAATAACATCTTCTTCTCTTTGATATGTCATTCCTAATAAAGTACCATCTTCTCTTACAGCCCAATAAATACTTTCTGGTTCTTGTGCATAATCAACATCAACAATTCCTTTACCTGTAATATGTTCTGCAAGTAAAGTCATGTCTGGTGCTAAATAAGCATCATCTTCAAATCTGTATGAAAATTCTCTAATTTTCTTTTTTTGTCTTTGTAAAAATAATACAGCATTACCAATTTGAATTGGTTGTGTAGTATAACCACCATAAGTAGTTTGTTGTGTAATTTGTACGTTATCGGGCTGTAAAGGCTCACCAGTTGGCTTTCCTACTTTAAACTCACCACCAGCAGTACCAACAATTAAATCTCTAGCAGGTGCTAACCATCTAATAGTATTTACTTTGTTAGCCGCTATCGTATAAATAAAACTATCTGCTGGACTTCCATCACCTGTATGAAAATGCTCATAAAATCCACTTTCAGATGCCCATATAGTTTGTGGATATAATGTACTTCCACCAAATACTAATCTTTGTTCAAAAAATGAAACTGTTTTTGGATATCCTGTATGTTCAGACCAAGCACCTAATGCCCAATCTGTTGTAGCAGTTGCAGAACCTAAATCTTGTTTTATTTCCCATGTAACAACTGTTGGTGATGTATAACCAGTAATAACACCCCATCCATCTTTCATTTTTATTAATCTTCCAATATCTTCAGTATGAAAACCTGTTTCGTTAGGAGAACATTCAAATGTAGATGCAGAAGCAGTTAATGTTCTACCTGTACCAACACCTGTATGTGATGATGTAAATGTTACACTACTTTCGTTAGCATCTAAATATGGCCCATTTTGAAAATCAACTTCTGTAAGTGTCCAATTAGTATGACCTAATCTAGATAGTTTTTGTGGTGGTAAACTTTCATGTACAATATACATAACGTCTGCTGATTGTGTAAATTGTATTTCATATAATTTGTCTTCTGTAATATTTGTAACTATTTCATATGGAGAACCACCAGAAGTTATTTGTCCATTGTCTTTATAAAATCTAATATATTGATCTCCAAATTCTAATATGTAAGATTGTTCAACATTAAATTCAAAAGGTATTAATCTAGTTATTTTAGAACTATCTTTAACTTCAGCAACATATCTAGTTCCATATCTTCTTGATGTACCGCCTTGTGGAAATACTGTCATGTTTTCCATAATTTCAACACCATTATTATATTTTTTAAAATCTATTTGACCTGCAAGTTTAGGTGTTAATTCACCAGCAGTAAAATTAGTTTGAAAAGGATGTACTCTAGCCATTATCTTCGGAAAGTTGTAAATGTGTCAGAAACAAGATCATCAATAAATCCTTCTTGTCCATCAACACTACGGGCTTCCGAAAGTTTATATTCATAGAGTTTCTGCATTTGGGTTTGTAATTGAACAGAATTTGTAACTGGATATGCTAAATCTGTTGCCAATTTTGCAGTTAATGTATCAACAAACATACTGTCAAATAAAGTAGGATTAGTAATTCTAGCAATATACATAATATTTGCTGTGCCTTCATCTGTTAATAATACTCTACCGTGAGTAGCTACGTTTTCTACTTTAAAAATAAAATGTGGTTCTTCCATACTTAATACTCTTAAACAATCTGAAGGTAATGAAAATTGATTTGCAAAACCATAAGCGGGTGCTGTTGTTAATTTTGCTAATGATGCTCTTGTTGCCGCAAAGTTCCAAGTGTGTAATCTTAAAACTGCATCTCTTGCATCTGGATAAAATGAATTACAAAGTCTGGCTCTTTCAGTATCATCTGTTAATGATGTAATAGGATCATCTCCTAATCTTCTTAATGCATTTGAACAAATTGAAACTTCTGTAGCCATAATATCCTTTTAATATATTAAAGGGCCATATATTGCAATGGCCCTCTAAAGGTAAGTTGAAATTGTAAGTATATTATACGTTACAAGCGATTTCTACAACTTTTTCGTCTTCAACTCTAGTAGCACCAATCGTCATAGATAGGAATACTTGAGTTGCGTAGTTTTTGTCATCTCTTTCAGATATTCTTGTTTGGATATCTCTACCTAAAGCAAGACCAATAGCTGATTGAGTGAAAGCTAAAGCAAGGTTATCACCAGAACCATCTTGAGCAATTCTTTCAGTTCTAATGAACTTGAAGCCCATGAAAGTATCTACTTGACCTGCAACAAGTGCTTTAACACTATTGTAGTCAGCAGAAGTGATTTTTTCTTCACCTAGTAAAGCTGTGATCTCTTTAGCTGAACAAATTAAGTATTTTTGTTCATCTGGATCAACGTCAGATGCATCTAAAATTTCTTTAGCAGAAATTAGTTTAGCAACTGATAAAGATGAAGTTCCTACAGCGATTTGTTGTGACGCAGGTAATGCGATAGTAGTAGCACCAGCTACACCACCAAATGCATTTCCAGAAGCCGCCGCAATAATAGCGTCATCCATTGCTCTACCCATAGCGTAAGCACCAGCTTTCGCATATTCAGATTGAGGTGAAATTAACATTCTAACTTTATCTTCTTGATCAATTAAATCAGCCCAGTCGTAGTCAGCTAATGTAACTTTTCTTCTAGAGTGAGGAGTATCAATCTGAGGAGTGTTAGAGTGTCTAGTTGTTCTTACTTGTGCCGCAGTAGCGCCAATTCTTTCAAAGTAGTGAGATGTACCTGTTACTGTTTCAGATTTCACCGCACCTCTTAATCTAGAACCTTTTTGTTGCGCTAGATGAAACACATTACTTTTGTATTGTTCTACAAAAGCTGTTGTTATTTGTGTACTCATGTTTTTAGTCCTTATTTAAAAGTTAAGAATAGGGGGTATAATACTAATGCATCAAACCATATTCTAATTAATCGGTCTTTATCCTTACGGGAAACCTTATTGTAATAACGATACAATCAACACGGTTTTATAGTCCACATGACTTGTAAGTTTGTTGTCCTTACGGGCAAACTTTCTGTTGTAATAATATCACAATTGTGACTTATTTACCATACACTTTTTCATGTAATTGTCGCATTTTTTCTACAGCAATTTCATGGTTTGGATGTGATGGATTAAAATAAGCATGGTTTGTATCAGCCATGATATTATTAATTTCTTCTTTAGCATCTAATGGAGATGTAGCTAATCTATTATTAGTAGTATTTTGAGCCATATCTTCTGTAACTTCTTTACCAATAGTTGCTAAAAATTTTAAAACAGCAGGATTATTACCAGCAGATGTTTCAGTTAAAAGAGTTCTTAATTCTTCATCACCATAAACACTTAATGCTCTATCTGCGGCTCTAACATTTTTATCATAATCATAGCCCCATTCTTTTTTAAGCACTTCTTCTGCTTGTGCTTTTTGTTGAGCCATTACTGAACCTTCATTGTTTAAAGTATTTTTAGTTGCATCAACTTGATATTGCATTAATGCATTTACTTGGTCATTGTTTAATCCAATTTTATGTGCAACATTTTTAAATTGCTCAACATCTTCTTTTTTAAAATATTCAGCCATTTCATTTGGTACATTAACTTCATATTTACTAGGGTCTTCTGGTCTTCCTAGTTTGTTATAAAGTTCTGCTTTTTCTTCATCTGTTTTAGGAATAGGTACTCTACTACCTAAAACTTTTTGTTGATGTATTACTGTTTTAGCAAGACCTTCAACATCTTTAAAGTTAGCAAGTGTTGGATCATTTTTTATTTCTTCAGATAGTGATGATTTCCAATCGTTTTGATTATCACTTTCTGATCCAAGAACTGTATTAGCTGTTTCTTGTATTTGATTAGCTATAGCAGTTTCTGGATTGTCAGTTGTGGTCGTTTGTTCATCAGACATTTTTATTCTCCTTTAATAGATTGATTATTCTGATTAATACCGATCTTTGTCCTTCACGGTATGATGTTTCATAAGGATCATTTTTTATAAATGAACTCCTATGATAATAAGCAGACGTTAAATCTGCTAATACCTTTTCACCTTCTTTAGATGAAAATGTAATTTTGTATTGTTGTTTTAATTGTTTTAGATCATTGTCTTGATCTTTTGCCATATTATCCCGTCATATCAGCCATACCCATATCATCTACCATATCAGACATTGCTGATTGTACGTTAGGGTCAGCTAATTTTTTAGTTGCATCAGCTTGAACATTCATAGCTTGTGCTTCTGCTTGTGCTTGTTGTGCCATTGCCGCTTGTTGTTGTGCTTCAGCTTGTGCGGCTCTCATTTCTTCAACTTGATCTTTACCACGTAAAACAGTTTTAGGAACACCTAATAATTTTGCTCTCATTCTAATTGCGTTATCGTGATCTATGTTATCCATAATAGCAGGATCAACTTGTGCAATATTCATTGCTAAAGTATATAATCTTTCAATTGCAACTGCTTCTTCCATTCTTTGTGATCTAGCTAATGGCCCAACATATTCTACATCAATTGTAGTATCTCCAATTATATCTGGTGCTTTCATTAAAGCACCTGCTCTAAACATAATTCCAAATACTCTTTCAATTAATGGATTTAAAAATTCTGTTTGGAAACGACCTAATGTTGGCCCAAGTAATCTTTGCATTAGTTCATATCTAACTTGAACTTCTGTTGCTGTCATTTGTGGGCCTTCTTGTAATTGTAATTGATCTGAATAAAATGCTTGTCTAATAGCAGTTCTTAATTGATTTTCTTTCATGTCAGTTATTTGCCAATTAGAACCAATTTGTAATGGTTTAACTGCACCGTCATTTCTAATAACTGTAATACCCGCAGGTGTCATTCTAACTCTACCAATTACACCGTCATCTTGAACAAGTAATGGTGGGTCAATTGCTTTAGCCCATGCTTTTAATCCAATTTCAACTGCTTTGTTTAAAGTTTTAATATCTGGTAACGCATTATAACTTGGTGATCTTCCAAAAATTTCACCAGTTGCTTTAGACCATCTAGGTACTAAATATGGAAATTCATTGTATCCACCTGTTCTAACAACCATTTTATCTTCTTCACAAACATGACAAGAATGGAATGGAAGTTTAGTTGCAGTTTTACCAATTGCTCTTTCGTAATCTGCTGTAGGCTCTACTGCATGAATAAATGTAAAATTTTTTTCTGGTTTTTCTTTTGCCGCT